CCTTTGCGATCAGGCCGATAGTGTCTAGCCGCGTCTCGCGCTTCTCAATCTGCCACCGCATCCAGTCGATGAGGCTGCCATGCTGCCTGTTCATGGCATTGCAAAAAAACTCCTGCGAGTCGCGCAGCCCCGAGATAAGGTTGTCTCGCCGCTTAATTGCGTTGTAGAGCATTTCGATTCTCCTGTTGTGTCATCCCGCAAACCACAGAACCACGCGATGCAGCGGACTGCGCCGCTGATCGCTGGCTGTCTCGCTCGATGGTCGGCCCAGCCTCGCCTACATCAGCGACGGCGTCATCAGGAATCACCCAGCCGTAGCGTGTGTCCAGCCACACGCCGTCGCGCGTGTATCCGTAGCACATCGGCCCCTCCAGGCCATGGGTCGCTGCCGAGTCCTGCGGTGTCGTTGGATCACTCATGCGTGTCCTCAGCCTAGCCTCTTGAGTAGCCCCCGCAGCGTGTCGGCCCTTTCATGCGCAGTCGCCGCCTCGTCGTCGGCAACGCACGCCGCAATTGCCTCCCGCTCCGTGTCGGTGAGCCGCAGGCGTGCGATCTCTGCCTCCAGTTTCGCGACCTGGATCGCGCCGCTGGCGACAGCGTGCCGCAGCCAGTCGGCGGCGTCCACCGTATCCTGTGAGTCAGCCATTGCGGCCTCCAGTCCGCTCCAACAGGCCGCGAAGCGTCCTCGCGACCCTCGCGCAGTCCTCGTCATCGTCGTTGTCCGCATACGACTCCGCAGCACACGCAACCGCCTGCCGCTCCGCGTCGGTGAGTCGCAACCGCTCCACCTCCGCGTGCGCCGCCTGAAGTCGCAGCCTCGCTATCTCGGCGTCACCACGCAGATCATCCAGAATGATCTGGTCGCTCATCTCGTCCGCTTGGCTTTTCTGTTGCTCACTCATTCCTCGCCTCCAAAGGTGTTCCGCACCATCCGCAAAAATGCGCGCAGGGAATGCAGCCGCAGCGCAACCCGCTCAACAGCCCAACGCAAAAGGCCGCAAGCACGATCACAAAGGCCAGCGTGTAGCGTTCGCGGTTGCACATCGTTTTCCCTAACGTTTCCCGCGAACCCTACCGCGGCGGCTGCGCAACCCCTCGCAACCGCCGCGGCGGGCCGCTCCCGGTTCAGTTCCCGTATCGAATGACCGCGTAATAACGACCGTTGGCGCCGCGCGACACGGCACGCTCACGGATCGTGTAGCGCCCGTAGTAGCAGCAATTGCGCAGGGCTTCCTGGGCCGTGCTGCCCATACCGATACCCTCGCGGCAGCCGCCGTTGCGTCCGCAATGGCGCAGGATGCCGGTTCGCGCCATTTCGTTCGCGGCATCCTGCGCGGTGAACACGTTCACGACCACGCGATCGGCAGCGAGCGCCGGCAAGCCGGCGACCGCGAGCATCGCTGAAAGAAAAATCCGTTTCATTTTCTTACCCTCCGTGGAACGTTGCCGCCTAGCCGCGCCGGCTAGAGTTTTCGGCAACGTGTTTCATGTTGGCTTGCCGCTCAATGCGCGAGATTTCGCGCCGCAGATACCAAATTGCTTTTTCAAGGTCTTCGATTGCGGCCAACTGCGCATCGGCCGCGCCGTTGTCCTTCAGCCCGTGGCGCCAAACGTATTTCACAACGTTCGCCAAGTTTGCCGGCAGCCATTCGACAACGTCGATGGCTTCGATGTGCCGGCCGCATTGCAGACACGCGCCGGGGAAACTGGTGTAGTGGGATGGATGGTCTACGTTGCTCATGGTCAACCCTGCCCGCGGAGTTGCGCCGCCAATTTGCGTTTCGTGCGTTCGAATGCTGCCGCGTCTTCGCCCGTGAATTGTGCCGGCGGCGGGCGCTCGTCGCCCCCATGTCTGGCCGCGCCGCGCTTGGGCCGCGCGTAGTGATCGTTCGCGAGCCGATCCGCGAAGCCCTCGCCGCAAAATTGCGTCAGCGGCACGGGATCGGTGAAGAACTTCGCTTCCGCGAGTTTGGGAATGGCCGCGATGGCGGCATCCAGCCACCCAGGCTCCGCGAGCCGCTGCAACGCATTAGGCGGGGGCCGGCTGGAATCCCACCGCTGGCCCGCCCCAGCGTTCCACGCGGTTCGTAGACGATACCAGCGGGCTAGCGGGCCTTCGGGCGGGCCTTCCGTGGCTGCCCGTGGCTTGCCGGGGGATGGCGCAGCCTTTGGGGTGGTGGTGGTGGTGGCTGGAGCGGCTTGCCGCTCCTCCTCTACCTCCTCTCCTCTATCTCCTTTATTTCCTCTATTTAGTGTCTCACCACCGTTACGGTTCGTAACGCTCCCGTAACGGTCATGCGTTACGGAAGCGTTACTACAGGGATTTGCCGGGGTTTTTGCGGTTTCTTCGCCGTTGTCGCCGCTTTCCCGCGCCCGATATTCCGACTGCCGGCGGGCATTTAATAGCCTAGCCTTCGCCGCTTTGCTAAATCGCGTATCCCACCCCGGCAGCGTAGCCCGCTCATTCTCTAAATCGAATTGCAGCCAGCCGACAGCCTCGACAGCCCGCCACCACTCCGCATCCCCACCGCACGCGAGCGCCATTAGTTCCGGCGTTGCGTCTAGCGTGCCGTCGCTGGAGTTGAGCGCGAACCATCCCCATAGCCGCCACAGGCGATAGACCACAACCTCACGCGGCAGCCCGGTTCGCGCGAGAAGTTTCAAAACCTCCGGTTTTGACTCTAGCGCGATATCGATCGGAATCCATTCCCCAGCCATGCCTATGCGCTCCTATGCAGTTCCGCGAACCACTCGCAATCAAAGACCCATGAATCAACCGCGTTACCGCTGCCGTCGCGGCTGCGATGCTGGTAGGTGTGCCGCTGCGCCTTGCCGTGGCGGATCGCGCGTTGTATGTCGCGAAGTGGCGCCACGCGGAGCGTGCGGTAATCGCCATAGTCAACGTCGAGAATCAACACGATATGCGGCCAGCGCTCCGCGTAGCGGGCAACGTCTTTGCAATTGATCGTGACCGCAGACCGCGCGGGGATGCCGTACAACCGTTCGGCCGAATCAAACCGCGTGCGGATCGTCTTCAAGTCTGCGGGGCAGACGAAAAAGCAATCGTGCGAATACTTGCAATCGGCCTTCGCTGGATTCGCGAACAGCGAACAGCCAGACGCAAAAGCCGGCCCCAGGAACGCGGCTTCGGCGCGTTCGCCTAGCCTGCACCATGCGGCCTTGTCTTCGTTATGTGGCTTCGCGTCCATGCTAGCCCTTTGCCCTGATGAACTCGCGTAGGAACTCTTTCCACGCCAACACGCGCCCGCTCGCAGCCCACGCTATGAATGCTTGTTCCGTGAGCGGGTCGCGCGTTTCTTCGTCGCGCCGCCGCCGATCCGCAAGCGCCGCCATTTCGCGGCGCCTGCGGTATTCGGCCGGCGTTAACCAATCGTCTGCCACGGTTCCGCCTGACGCTTCGCGACGGTTTCCAGCGTGTCGCCAATGCGGCGCATTTCGAACAGGATCGACCGCATCACCCCCAGCAAGGCGCCTTGATCGGCAGCCAGCGGCGCGGCTTCTTGCGTTGCCGCCTCGCGGCATTGCTCATCGCCGGCATCAAGATCAGCGGCAAGCAACGCGGCGGCTTGTTTCGCGTCAACGTACACGGGGCCGCACTTGTCGCTAGGCGTTCGCATCACCTTGCAGGCGCGGATGCGCTTTGTGCGCCATGCGTCTAGCAACAATTCATATTCAGGCGTTCCCGGCTTTCCAGAAACGCGCGTTCCGTAGTCCGCGAGCGGCACAAATCCGTGCGGAACGTCCGTAATACTGCCCACCACAAACTGCCGATTCGCTTCCTTGTCCATTGCCACAACTCCTAAAAGAACCAACCCACAAGCCTCACACCGCGTGCGGCTCAATCAATCAAATCCGACGAAATCGATTCCGAAACCTTTCCGTGGAACCGATACGAAAACAGCGTCTTTCCAGCCTGCCGCCGAAAGTGCAGCGCGTACCCATACAACCGGCCGCGATGCGGCAGCGGGATCGACCGCGGAAACTTCGTGACGCCGCGAGCGTCAAACGTAGCCCCGCAAGCCGGCCCGCCGACGAACTCCGCGGGCGGCAGTTTCTTAGAACGGGATATCATCGCTTCCCCCTTCCCATGCGGGCTTTCCGCCGCGCTTCTTCGGCGCGGCCTTCGCTTCCTGCTTTGCAGCCGGCGGCGCGGCCTGCGGCATGATCCACCGCGATACGCTCGCGCGAACTTCGCCGGCCTTCGGCCCGTTTTGCACCGTGTAGGTGTTCGTTTCCACGCGGCAGGTTTTGCCGATCAACAGCGTTTCGTCCCAATCCGGTTCGCCACGCTGCGGCGGTTCCAGGCCGCAAGCCCGCGCGATCACTGCAATGCGGCGAATGTTCGTGATCGGAACCGTGACGAAAACTCGCTTCTTCGCGCCATCCTCCACGCAATCAAGCCAGATCGAAAGGCAGTCCCCGGTTGGGTTGTCATCGCTCACGCGCCAGCCGGTTTGAATCGTGGCCTGTTCGATCGTGCCGTCATGCTCCCCAGGTGACAACGGCTCGCGGGCAACCGGAGGCGCTTCGTCCAATTCGTCGCTAGGAAACTTGTCCCAATCAATTCGCATCGCTCTGTACCTCCGGTTGATGTCCATTGCCGATACGCACGATGCGATCGGCCTGCATTTCGTGTCGATCACTCATCCCTGCCCCATAGCCCAGCGCGTAAGCCTTGCCTAGCGCGTAGTCGATGCTTATTTCCCCGGTTCGAACGTCTGCCGCAATCGCGGCGAGCGTGCTGGATTCGTTCGTGCTCATGTTGTGACGGCTCCCAGTTCCTCGCGGCGGGCATCGATCGCGGCTTCGATCGTGGCCCGTTGATCCGCCGTTATTTCGCCGGCCGTTTGCCGTGCGGCAACCTTCGGCGCGAGCCGATCCAGGGCAGCCGCGGACGATGTAGCGATAGCCTGGAGCGTCGATTCGATCGACTGCGGCTTCGTTGCAACCTTCAGCGGCGGCGCGACGAACACGGGCGCCAGCGCCTCAATCGAAAGCGGCATTTCAGACGGCAAACCGAAACGATTCTTGGCATCGAATGACGCGGAGCGTTCCGCGTACATGACGCGGCTTTTTCCGCCGATGCCCTTTTTCCTGCCGTCTTGCCCCTCGACTAGCCGCGTCTGGAACGACACGAACAACAGCAAATCCGCCCACTCTTTGAACAGCGGTGCGCATTGCTTCGATAGTTTCAATTCGTAGCGATCGTACCCGTCTGTCTGATCCGGCGGGCTGCAACGCTTTACGCCAGCGTGCGCGATGAAAGCCACGTTCACGCCGCGCGCGATCAGATCGTCAGCCACGGCAATAAACTTTGCCATTCGTTCCGCGAGGAGCGTCCAGCCTTTGCCGAAGCCGAAATCCTCAATCGATTTCTTGTTGGCGTTGCGGACAATCATTTCGACCAGCGAGCGCTCTGCCCAATCGATCGAATCGATTACCACCGTTTCGAAGCCCTGCGCATCGCGCACCAGTTCGTGCATTGCCGCCTCCACTTCCGCGAACGTCGCGCAATGCACGCGGGAAACGTCTAGATGGCGGCTGCCGTCTTCAACGTCTAGAAAAAGCGGCTTCGGAAACTGCGCGGCTAACGTTGTTTTTCCGCTGCCTTCGTCCCCGTAGACAACGATACGCGCGGCCGACTTCTGAACCCCTCGCGAAATCTGCAATCCCATTGCTCTAGTTCCTTTCCTTGGTTTCTTCGAACACTCGTTCCCCGTCCTCCCGCAGCATTGCCCGCCAAACTTCGCGCCGATGAATCGACACGCTATCCGGCGCTTCAATGCCGATCCGCACCGTATCGCCGGCTATGCCGCCGACTACAATCTCAACGTCTAGCCCCGGCAATACGATTGCCTCGCCTTCCCTGCGCCTAAGCCAAAGCATCCGTTGCCCCTTCTTTTGCAGTGACCGGCGGCATTCCGTTGCCGCCGGTCGCGTCAGCCTCCGTGCCGTCAGCCGCGATCCATCGCGGCGCCCCCGTCCGTTGGTTTGTCGCCGTCGATGAACAGCGCGAAGCCGCGCGAAACTCGCCGCGCCATTACCTCAACCTTTGCCGGTGTTCCCGGCGCGGCATCCGTTGCCGGCGTGGCCTGCATGGCGCTATCGATCGAATCGTGAATCGACGTTAGTTCCCCAATGGCGACGATCAGCGCATCCGCGAGGATCGTTTGATCCCCGGCCAGCGCCCGCGCCCGCCATTCATTCGTGCCGCTCGCGCTCTTGCGTTCGCGACCATAAAGCCGAATGACGTTGCATAGGTGAGCGTGGACGCGCGACGTTCGCCGCAGCCATCCGGCAAGCCGCCGGCCGATCGTGGCCGATAGCCGCGTGCGGCGGTTCGTCACCTCCGCAACGCTGCCGCCGCTGCCCAATCCGAATCCGTCCAGCCGGCGCGGATCGCCTCGCAGCCCGCGCGTATTTCTTCGGGGCTTGGCGCCCATGCGTTCATCTGCCGCGACAGCCCGCGCACCTCCTCGCGGCTTATCCCTAGCCGCTGCGCTATCTGCGCCGTTGTCTGCCCTGCGTCCAGCCATTCGCGCACCGTTTGCTCTATGTCCATGCGCCCCCCAGTTGGCAACTAGGGCCGCGGCGCTGCGTCCGTGCGTAGCAATCATCCGCCAGCCCCGTCGATGGTTCCTGCCGTCGCTCCATGCGGCGGCGCGTTGAACAAATCGAAGCCAGCGACGGTTTCGACGTTCAACGTGGGGGGGATACTACGAACCATTGGAAACTACTGTCAAGAGGAGTTTTTGCATTTATGGGGAATCCCAAATCCGGCCGCGACGATGGGCAAAACGGGCAGGATATGCAGCCGGAAACGCGGATCATTGCGGGCGATTGCTTGCAAGGAATGGCAACGCTGCCCGATAGCAGCGTGCATTGCGCGATCACCTCGCCGCCCTACTGGGGGCTTCGTGACTACGGCAACGCTGGGCAAATCGGGTTAGAACCCACGCCGGAAGCCTACGTCGCCCGCATGGTGGAAGTGTTCCGCGAGGTGCGTCGAGTGCTGCGGGAGGACGGTACTTGCTGGATCAACCTTGGGGATTCGTACAGCGGGAACGCTTCCAGCGGTGGCAAAAACTCCAACGACGGCGGGCCTGCCGTTCGTGTTGTTGGGGTTCCGACAAAACGTGGCGACGGCCTTAAGCCCAAAGACCTCGTAGGCATCCCTTGGCGTGTCGCCTTCGCCCTCCAGGCGGACGGATGGTGGCTGCGGCAGGATATCATCTGGCACAAGCCCAACCCTATGCCGGAAAGCGTGCGCGATCGCTGCACTAAGGCGCACGAATACGTGTTTTTGCTTGCGAAAAGCGTTGACTATTTTTTTGATGCAAAGGCAATCGACGAACCGCTAGCGACAAAGCCCCATGCGCCTGGGAACAAGGCAGGAAAAGATGGGGGCCACCTTCGAAATGATTTTGGAACGGATGCGATGGCGCGAGTATGGGGCGCTTCTGGAAGACGCAACCGGCGTTCAGTTTGGAAGATTGCCACGCGCCCATACCGCGGCGCACATTTCGCGGTCATGCCGCCGGCATTAGTTGCTGACTGCCTTCGCGCGGGAACCAGCGCCGCGGGTTGCTGTGCGGAATGCGGCGCTCCGATTCGCCGCGTTGTCTCGCGGGAGCGCGTTGCCACGCGCCCCGGCACGGACACAAAGACAACCGGCAACGCGGCGCGCGAAGGGAACCGCGATCCGCTGCGGCACGTTACGCAAACCGAAACGGTTGGATGGGAACCGTCGTGCGCCTGCAACGCCGCGCGAATCCCGGCGACCGTCTTTGACCCGTTCGCCGGCAGCGGAACTACGCTAGCCGTTGCCGTGGCGAATGGCCGAAGCGGGATCGGCTGCGAACTGAACCCCGACTATATCGCGCTCGCGGAACAACGGATCAGCGAGGCGCGATCAGTTTCGCCACTGGAACGCCAAGCGCTTCCGCCAGCGCGGACAGCGTAGACACGCGCGGATCGGTAATGCGGCCGGTTGAAATGCGGTAGATCGTTTCCAGGCTCACGCCGGACGCCTCCGCGATTTCGTCTAGGTGTTTGTGCCGCCGCGCGGCTAGCCGCTCAATGCGGCGCCCTAGTTCCGTGCGCTCCAACTGTCGCGGCCTTCCGCCCGCGCCGCGTTCCCCGGCTTTTGCGTTGTTTACTGTCGCCATTTCAATTCCATCCCTGGAGTTTGACCCGGCGCCCGTCGCGCCGCCACAATGGCGGCAGACGGGAACCGAATACACCCGGCAGGGATCGAACCTGCAACCTTCGGTTCCGTAGACCGATGCGACATATGGGGGGGAGGCCACCCGTAGGGATTGTGTTGATTTTGCTTTCCAATTTTTTGATTGGGAGGGGAACGCACCACGCGGAAGGGCTAGTCACCGCGAGGGAGTGACGCTACCTATATCGGCCACACATGATCCGCAGCAATTCGCCAAAGACTCTTGCCGGTTACGTTTCCGCGTATGCGCTCACGCATCCGCTAGAGCGCGAATCCATTCGGCAATACGAAATCGCCGTTCGCCTCCTCGACCGCTGGGCCGGTCATGCCGTGCGGCTTGACGAACTCGACGCGCCGCTAGTCTCGCAATGGATCGCGGACTATTCGCAGACGGTGGCGCCGCAGACCGCGCGGAGCAAGCGCCGCCAAATCGTTTCCCTATGGCGCTCCGCGGTCGATGATGGGCTATGCGATCCCGTGGCGCTCATGCGCCGCGTTCGCCCGGTGCGCTGCCCGTGGAAACCGCCCGTGGCATGGACGCGCGAGGAAGTGCAACGGCTCATCAATGCGTGCGCGGCTATCCCGCGGTGGCATCGCTGCGGGCTGCGGCGCTCTGAATGGTGGGCGCTCGCGATCCGCGTTGCCTACGATTCGGGGCTACGGTGGGAGGATCAAATGTTCCGCCTTCGCGTGGATCAAATCACGGAGGAAGGTTTCATAGCGTGGCCGCAGCATAAGACAGGGAGGGTTGTCGTTTGCCAGTTGTCGGAACCAACGTTGGCCGCGCTGCGGCTATCGCTGCAACGTTGCGCGCGCGAACTCGCTACCCCGTGGCTGGGCAGCCATGAAACGTTTTCCGATCAAGTGCGAACGATCGTTCGCCGCGCGGGCATTCGCAGCGGTACATGGAAATGGATTCGCCGCACGGGGGCGACCGAATGCGAAATACAGGAACCGGGATCAGCCGGCCGGCATTTAGGACACGCCCCAGGAAGCAAACTCGCCTATTTGGCCTATGTCGATCCTGCCCAGGTTGCCGCAGCCCGCGGGAAAACAACGCCGCGCGCCCTCGCTTGACCGCTGGCAGCCGATCGGCAATACTGTAGGCATGGCAAAAATCGACCCCTCGCTATATGTGACGATCGGCAACGCCGCGAGAATCGCAGACGTTGATCGATTTTGGATGCGGCAACTCGTCAAGGCCGGCAAGATTTCCGGCGTGGAAATCGACGGGCAATGGTTTGCCCTGCGGTCTGCGGTCGAGAAATACCAGCGTTCCGACACGGGGCGCCCCCGTCTGCCGCGGGCTGCAAAATCCGCCGGCCCCAAAAAAGCCTAGGTTTCGCGGGGTTTTTCCAGGGGAAAGATTTTTTGGGTTAAGGGCTGGACAGGGTATTGCCGATCGGATATAGTGTTGGCATGACGCGGACGATTGAGCCGCGGCAAACTTCAAAAGGAACCCAAGCCATGACGAACTCCCAGTTTTCCGCTGCCGTCGAAATCGCCAAGGGCAACGCCGATCTTTCCCGCGTTGATACCGAAATCCTTTTCGGCTACGGGCTGCGGAACTTCGCCCCCGTCGCTGCCACCGTGGAAACCGTCGCCGCCGTGATTCGCTGGGATTGCTTGATGCTGAACGGCGAGTTTGACTCCGTGGCCCTCGACAACCTCCACAGCATCTTCCGCCGCAAAGTGACGGTTGTTTGACCGCAAACCCACCGCCCCCGCGGCACTTCGCCGCGGGGGCCGCAACCCCCAGCCACTAGGAACCCCAGCCATGACCACCGCCGAAAAAAACCTCGCAATCTCAACCGCCATCGTCGCTCACCGGCTCGCCGGGAAAACCATCCGCGAAGCCGTGGACGCGGTTTTCGGCCCCGGCGGATACCAGCAAATCGCCGGCATCATTTGGGAAATGCTGCGGGAAGCGGAAGGAATCGCCCCCGTGGAAAAATCCGCTTGACGGGCTATTGCCGTCCGGCTATACTTCCACCATGACGCGGCAACGAGCCGCGAGGAACCCACGAAAGAAAAGGAACCCAAGCCATGACCGCGACCGAATCCAACGCGATTGCAACCGAAATCCTCAACCAGTTGGGCGGGGGGCGATTCGTCGCCATGACAGGCGCAAAGAATATTGCCCATGATGCGGGCGCCCTCCGCTTCCGCCTCCCCTCGCGGTTCGCCCGCGGCGGCATCAACGCGGTTCGCGTGACGCTGACCGCGGCCGACGATTATACGATCGAATACGGCAAGGTCTGGGGGCTGAACTATCGCGTTATCAAAACGCAAGCCGGCGTTTATGCGGACACGCTGCGGGCTTCGTTCAAGGCTGCGACGGGGCTGGATTGCACGCTCTAGGAATCACAAGCCCCCGCGGCATTGGGCCGCGGGGGCAATCGACCACAAGCAAAAAGGAAAATCACAATGGCGAAGGCAACGAAGATTGACGCGAATAGTTGGATTTATTGCGGCGTTCGAATTGAGCGAGGCGAGCATAGCCGAACGTATGTTCCTGCAATCAATGACGGGCAATGCCGCTCCTGCCGGCGCTTGAGCGATGCGGTTTTGGAAATCGACCTAGCCCGCTACCGCGCATGGGAAGCCGCCCAGCGCAATGCCAAAGCCGCAGCCCCCACCCCCAGCCCGTGACGGGCCGGGGGTGGCCGGGGGCCGCGGGGGCAAACCCCCGGTTTCCCGGCCGAAAACCCCACGAAAGATTTTTCCGCTCAAGGGCTTGTATCGATATTGCCGAATGGCTATACTAGAACCAACGCGAGCAAATGAGACTCGCGGGAATGAAACGAAAGGAACCCCAGCCATGTATCGGATCACCTTCGCAAACGGAACGGTTGAAAGCGGAATCAACTTCATCGTTGCGTGCCAGCAAATCCAGAATCGGCCTAGCGTCAACTGGCGTGCCGACATTGGCGAGTGGATCGGCGGGGTTTGCAAGGTGCGGCTGGATGGCCGAATCATCGCGACGATCACCGCAGCCTAACCAAACCAACCCCCAGCCGGCACGTTGCCGGCTGGGGGCAGCCCAACCCCAGGAAAGAACAGGAACCCCAGCAATGACCACCGAAACCGCAACCGCCCCCGCCGTCGTTAAGTTCGCCGTTGGCACAACCTACTACACGCGAAGCGCTGGCGACCACAATTGCATATGGCGTTTCACGATCGTGCGCCGCAGCGCGTCTAGCGTTTGGATTGCCCACGAAGGCGACCGCGGCCCCACGGTTGAACGCCGCAAGATCAGCGAATACAACGGGCGCGAAACGTTCGCCCCGTTTGGCCGATACTCCATGTCGCCTACGGTCTGGGCGGATCGCGTGGCCGATGGCGTGGCCGATCGCCGGGATTGGTAGTCGAGAGGATAGCCCGCCGGCACGGGGCCGGCGGGCGGTGGTCGCTTATCAACGCTCAACGAGTAGGAAAACAACAATGGGACGCGCCGCAAGCAAAAACGAAATCGCCGCCGCAGCCGAACGGAAAACTTTTGAGGTTTTCCACGATGCTTTTCGTGGCCGTTACTATGTGATCGATAGCCAGCAAGACGCAAACGGCAAGCGCATTTTTGAACACGATTCGCAAGCCTGCGAAAAGGCGATCGAACTTAACCTATCAACGATTTCCGAACTGCTCGCGCTCAATGCCAAACTACAGGCGCGGCTAGTCCATGCCACCGCGCAGGAAACGGCGCGGATTTGTTCCGGCAACGATAAGTAGCCGCCCCGGCCGGGGGGCTGCCGCAATCCGGCAGCCACCGTTTTCCCCGCGGAAAACAGCCCAAAAAATAATTCGGCTCAAGGGCTTGTCCTGATATTGCCGATCGGCTATAGTGTATCCAACGCGGTGAGGAACCGCGGAACCCAAAAGAAAAGGAAACCTAGCAATGGCAACGAATTATGTGGTTCGCGGGATGGCTGAAGAAGGCAAGTGCGAGCATTGCGGCGCGAACTGCCCGAAGCGCCGCGTCTACGTTCAGCCGGTCTACGCGGACGGCGACCGCGGCGAGGTCGAAGCCTGGGGCGTGATTTGCGCCAGCAAGGCACGCGGCGAGCGTGGCACCGTGACCGATGGAAAGTATCTGACCCAGTTTGCGAAGCATTGCGATCGCGTCCGGGCGATCGTCGCGGCCGGCGGCGGCTACAACGAAATCAACCGCGGCACGGTCTACAACTACCCGTTTGATATTCTCCGCGGGGTGGTGCGGGTTTTCACCTACGGCAACCGCACGAACTTTGCAGACGTTGAAATCCCCATGCCGGTGATCGGCTGACGGCAGCCGCCCCCGCCGGCCGCGGTGGCCGGCGGGGGGTTCCCGGCCCCCGGCCGGCTGCCGGCCGAAACCCCCGGTTTCGCCCGCGAAAATCACGGTTCCAAAAAAAATCTGGATTGCCGCTTGACCTATTGCCGATCGGCTATATACTGGGAACATGACGCGAGCAAATGAGACTCGCGGCAGGATTTCCGAAGGAACCAAAGCCATGAAGACCGCCACCAAGACCAAGACCAGCCCGAAGGTTGCCGCCCTGGAGTTTCTGAACGCTTGCCAGCGTCAAGGCTGGACGGTTCGCGCCGATGAGGAAACCCGCGTCGTGACCATCACCAAGCATTTCGCCCCCGGCGATAACGCCGCGTTCGTCGCCCTCGACGGCGAATATTACGATCTTCTCTCGCGGCTGCCGGCCCGCGGCGGTTCCATGTGGGGAACGGACGGCAGCGGCGTGGGCGGCTACTCCGCGATCCTGCACGGTTGTTTCACGATGAACCTTTCCGGCGTGAGCGCGGCCGCCGTTCGCACCATCTACGGAATCCTTTCCCGCGACTAACCGACAACCGCCCCCGGCGGCATCCGCCGCCGGGGAAGGGGGGGCTACCAATGCCGCAACTGCTGGCCGATCTAATGACGAATCCCAACCTAGCCCGCGCGGATGCCGCGTGGCTTGCGTCCGCAATCGCTAGCGATTGCCTTCGGCGCTGCAACGTGGACGAACTGCCGCGATTGCTCGCGACGATCGGCGCATGGCGTGCCGATGTGCTGGCCGCGATCCGCGCGAACTTTCCGCAGCATTGCGAGGGGGCCGGCAATGGCTAACCGAAAGCCGCAACTATTCGACCGCTGGGAATCGCCGGCATTTGCCGCCATGCTGCTAGCGTGGGCCGACAACCTCGACCGTTGCTATGCAGACGCGGCGGCTTTTGATGCCGCCCGCGCGGAAGCCTGCGAGGATAGCGAGGAAGCCGAAACCGCCGATCCCGTGCGCGATGGCTGGATCGGAAAGGACGGGCAGCCATGAAAAGCCACGTTGACGCGGCATTGCGGGCGCTGCTGCTGGTCAAGATCGGGCAGGAACTAGGCGCCGATTCGCCGCTCGCGCGGGCGGTTCACGATGCGATTTCCGCAATCATCGCGATGGCGCTCTAACGGCGGCAACGCATTGGCAAATGGCGTGGCGGGCTTCCTTGCTGCCAAACCATAGGTTGCAAACCTCGACCACCACCGCTTTCATCAGCAAATCAATTGCCCGCACGGTGGCCGGTTTCGCGCCCCACCGCGCTTCTAGTTGCTCGCGGCATCGCGCCGTGAGAACGGCAATCGTCGCCACCGTATCGGCGCCAGCCCGCGGCGGTTCCGGCTTTTTTGCTAGCACGGTCATTTGTGCGATCGGAAACCAGCGTAGGCACTCTTGCACCATGACATCGGTGGTATGCGCGAGCGCATCCGCCGGCGCGCCGATGCGGGCGCGAACTTCCTCTTGCAGTTGCCCGATTAGCACCCCCGCCGCATCCCCCACCGGAGCCTCCCGCGTCAATGGCTGGCCGGCTTCGCAGGCGCGGGGGATGCGGCCGGGGCGCAGTTGCCGCCGGGGCAGTTCGTTTTGCCGGCCTTGCATTTGCAATTAGGCGGGCAAGGGCAGGGGGTGGTGTGTCCATCCCCATGCCGGATAACCCCCGTTCCTGCGCAATCCTGGCAGCATTTGGAGGGGGTCGGCGGGGCCGGGGCCGGATTGGGCGCGGCCTCGACCGCAAAGGCCGCATAGGCAGCGGCGCACGCGGCGGCAGCCTTTGGGGCTTCGGCATCGATCGCGGCCGGATCAGAGGACAGCCAGACCAGAAACGCGGTCAGCCACCGCCATAGCGCCAGCATGATTACCATCCTTCCCCGTGGCGAACGGTTCGCACATCATCCGGCCGCGCCCGCGCGTGAACGAATTGCGCCGGCTGCCCGTCATCCTGCGGCGGTTGCTCCGCGGCAAGCATGATCCAAAGCCCGGTTTTCGCGAGCCGCGCAAGCGCCTTGAGGAATGGCCGATCGGCCAGCGGCGCGGGCTTCGGCGGCGACGAGTGCCACCAACCGACAGCGAGACAGACGGCGCAGATGAGCGCGAGCGTGCGCGGCTTAATCGTAACCATGAAACCCCTAGCGATTGGAAATTGTTTCGATGGGCGGCTGCACCCAGCCGCCGTGATCTAGTTCGCGGAACCGGAAACCATCGACGCCAGCAATCGAGAAACTATCGCCCTCACTCAACGCGCGTTGCGCATCTTCGAACGTGATCCAATATGAGCCGTCCGGTTGATCGGCTGGATTCTTGCCGCCGCCCTGCCAGTTCGAACCCCACGAATTGATAATTAGGATTCCGTCGCGCGGGTTCCGCATCGTGCCGGCGGCATTCTTTGCGTAGCGAACCGCTATCGCGCATTGACAATGCGCCCAGCCCTGCGGCGTGCGCTTCGCGAAACCGTCCTCGTCGCGTGTCGTGGAGAAGGACAACCCGCAACAGATCACCACAGGAAACCCAGACTCCAAACTGGCCGCGCATTGCTCGACGGTTTCAATCAAGGCAACGTTTCGCGCGCGGTGTTCGTTCGCGAGTTTGTCGAGCCGGCCGGCGTCATTCTTTCCGCCGCAGCCATACGCGCCCCATTCTTTCGCGCGGGCAGGATCGTACACGCGAAGATCGGCGCCGTTGCCGTAGTCCTGACGATAGAGAATCCCGCCGATCCCCGATTTCATGCCGGCGCACCACCGCGCCGCCGCGGCCCCGTACGATCCATCCGAATAGCCGGCGTATGTGATGCCGCGCGATTCGCAACGGCTTCCCCCATAGATCGCTTCCGTTGCGACCAGCAACGGCGGGGCCGGAAGCCGGCCGAGCGCATGGTCTACGCTTTGGCCTACGAATGACCCCATAGCCCAGCCCATCGAAACACAGTCCCCGATTCCCTGTTTCCAGGGGCCGAACGGCTGCCCGTATACTTCGCGGTGCGCTTTGTCCGCGAAGCGCCACAGAAAAGCGTCTTTGCCTTGCGCCTTCGCGACAACTTCGGCGCCGGCCTGCGCGAACCGCGGCTTATCAAGTTCCGCGAGAAATTGCCGCGTGGCTTCGGGGTTTGGCGTGTAGCCGAAGTTCCTGCCGTCGATCGTAGATTCGATCCGCCGCATCATCGCTGCGGCAAACAGCGCGCACGCGATGCCAGCAATGGCAACGCCAATCAACAGCCAATCTACTCGCTGACTATCGCGCCGCATCGGCCGCAGCCCTCGCGATCGTGCGGAACGCGGCTACCCATTGCGCCCGCTGCTCTGGCGTGATTGGCCCGCCATCGGTTCCCAGCGTGTCGGTCATGTACCGATCGATTTCCGCTCGCACCTTCGGCTGCCGCGCGCCGAGCGAATCGCCGCGAAGGCGGATTTCGCGGGCGCACATCCGCAGATCGTCCAGCGCGGCCCCCGTCCGCAACCGCGGTTCCGGTTGCATCCCGTCATATTCGACCACCGCCCCCAGTTCGTCGGTCAGCGCCGACAGCGTAGCCGCGTCTGCGCTGGCGGTGGGGCCGATGAATCGCCCGCGCAACTGCACATCGTTTTCCGGCAGCGGCGCCGGCGTGGGAGCGCGGCTGCCGGCATTCGACAGATACGAAAGCAACGCGCCGGCCGCGAGCGCGAGCGCGAGAATGTACCGCGTGCGTGCGTTCATACGCGATCACTCCCGTTGACCAGCGCCAGCGTCAACGCATCGACGGCGGAGCGCTCCTTGTCCCCCAGCAATTCGGTAGCCAGCAACCGCCCGCGCACAACGGAAAGCGCTTGGATTGCGTCTGCGTAGCCGGCGTGCGCCGGCGAGGGGACAACCGGGGCGGGCAGCCGGAACGGCAGCGCGGCAGCCCGCATCGGCCAAAGCGCCACGGCAGCCGCAGCAAGGGCTAGAGCAATCGTCATTTCGCGAGCCTCACCAGCGGCAACAGGGATTCGATGGCGCCGGCCGCAAACATCAGCACCAGCGACCGCACGGCAGGCCGCGCCACGATCCAAAACGGATAAGCGAGCGCCGGCACCGCGTAATCAGCAAGCGAATCGAAGACCACGCCAACGGCGGCGATTACCATTGCCTTTTTCGCGGCGCCGTCTGACGGCAGCGCATCGACGGCGGCAATCGCCATCCGCATAGCCGCGATGAGTAATTCCCCGAACTCCGCGACGGTGATTCCACCGTAAGCCTTGAGCCTCGCAATAGCGAGGAACGCGCCCAACTTGTCTTCGAATCCCAATTGGTCGCGGGCTGCGGTGGTGGGGGCTTCGCTAATCAATCTAAGACTCCCGCTATATAGATATCCACGGACGCGGCAGCGGTTGTGGAAAGGTTTTCGATTACAACTTTTCGCGACGAACCGCTGACCGTGTAGCCGCTCGCGGCATCCAGCGCGAACAGCGTGGCGCCGGCCGGCAGCGCGATAGCCCCGGCGCTATAGCCGGCCCAGCGATCCGCGTCCGCTTCGCCAAACGAAACCGCGGCGGCTGCGGAACGGTTGATCACCGCGAGCATTTTGACTTTCCACAGCGCGACCGTACCCGTTCCGCCGAACGCGACCATAGGCAGCGCGTATAAATCCAGCGTGACCGAATCGCCGGCCGGGATCGCGACCAGATCGCGCCAATAGGCATTCGCCTGCCCTGCGGCGCTGCCATGCGTAAGCGCGATCGATTGCACCACGGTTGCCGTATCGGTAACGGCGGTTGCGGTCAGATCGTCAACCCACCGCGGCACCAATCGCAGCAAGCCCGACAGCGAAAACGTGGACGGCATACGGGGCTACTCCGCTTCGACCGATGTTCCGATCAGCACGATCGAATACGAAACCGGATCGGTATTGATGTTCGCGATCCGCAGCACGCTATTTGCCGCGTCAACCGGCCATGCGTCCGCGTTATTGATCGACAGCATTTCGGAGCCTGGGCCAACTTCGAATGCGTAGGTTTCGCCGGTCGCGTCGGCGCCCACGCGGATCGACATTCCCGGCTCCGTTTCCGCGTTGACGATGCGCACCGCGCGGAGTTGCCGAATCGTGCAAGGCACGGACACGCCGAGCGTCGTTTGCGTCAGCGACAACAGATCGATGGCGTCAATCGACTCTGCGGGGATCGTGCGGCTATCGGCCCAGACCACATCGGCCGCGCCCGTGCCGGAACCGTCACCGATGGAGTAGGTCGCGCTGACTACGTTTCGATTGGTGATCGATCCGTTTTCCTGCGTATCGACCCGCGCCCATTGCATCCGCGTAGCAATCGATCCGCTGAAAACGTCGCTTGTGGAATCCGCCATTACAACAGCCCTTCCGCGATTGCCCGCTTAACAGCCTCGACCGTGCAGCCCAGTTTCCAGGCCAGATATTCAAGGTCGCTCCGCGTCAGCCGCGGGCGGCTTGTGATCTTGCCCCAACAGTTATGCGATACCGTGTAGTCGCTGACTGCCGATTGCGATTCGCCGGCAGCGGCGATCGCTTCGCGCCCGTCAGCGCCTCCGCGGCGCCAATGGTTCCAACGCGAAATCACGCCAGCGCCTCCGCGTTCAGCCTACGCGCGGGGGGCTACGGTGGGCCGGTCTATGGTTCGCCGGCTTCGCATTCGGCAAGGCAGCCGGCATAGCCCGCGATATCGACGGGGGTATCGTTCGTTTTCCGGTCGCCTTGATGCCGCGCGGCTTTGTCGAGAATCATAATCAAAGCCCAATCCGCAGCCGTGAACGGCTCGCGGAGTTTCGCCGCGAAAATTGCATTGATCGCGCCAACCGTCCGCGCGAAATGCTCGCGCGGCGGCGAGTAGTTCGCCCGCCGTTCGCGCGTCGTGTCCGCGGCCAGCCGCAACAGCCGTTCCGCCTCGCTTTCGGCAGCCGCGGTTAGCCCATCCCCCAGCATCCGCGGCGCCGGCTCGCGCGGTTCCTCGCGGCCGGCTCGCAACTCGCGATCCCCGCGCAGAATCCAATCGGAAGGGTGGGCATCCGTGGCCGCTTCCGCGACCGGCGGCAGGATGCCGGCTTGCGTGTCTAGTTTCATCGCTTGCAACTCCTTTTGCAGCCCATCGATATAGCCCAGCAACCGCAGCACATCGGCCGCGAGGCTGCCAGACGTTCCCGCGTCAAGGCAGCCCGCGAACCGCAACGCGCGGCGCTTGGCTGCCGCGAAATACTCGTCATTGAGTTTATACGGCAGCGCCATTATCCACGCGAAGCCCTGCAATGCCAGAGTTTAGGAAGACCTAACCGAACCATCGTCGGCAATGCGATAGTTGCGCACATCGAAGGAACCGCCGGCGCCAACGTCGCAAATGGCGAAGCCATGATTCCAAGAGTTGATAACCGAATAGGCCGGGGTGAGGTCAGCAAGGCAGCCGCAAGACCACGAAAACGTTTCTTCGTGCCACATATTCGGCTCACTGTGTCCGCTGGTGCGGTGATGATGCCCGACTAGCACGGTTGTTTTTGTCCGCACCCACGCGCCCCGCGCGGCGTTGACGGGGGACGCAAGTTGCCGCGGCAATTCGTGGCCGTGCAGCACGGTGAGTTTTCCCAGCATGACCGGGCGTTGATCCTCGACTAGATCGATGCCGTGTCGCGCAAGATGCAGCCAATTCGATAGCCCCATTTCCGGCATATCGGAGATTTCCGGCGCATGCTGAAAGAGCCACGATTGCCAACGTTCCTCATGGTTTCCCAATTTGAGAACGATCGGAATCCGGCGGAACTCTTGCCGCAGCCACGCGAAAAATTGGCGCGACTGATCTAGTTCGCGTTTGAAATCGCGTTCCGCGGGATTCTTTTCCCATCGCGAAATCGAATAGAAATCAACCGCATCCCCGTTGATGAGGATGCCGCGCACCTTATCACGCTTGAGTTTTGCCACCGCAGCCGCGAGCGCGAAATCGGAATGGTAGGGAATGTGGATATCCGACAAGATGCCAACGGGGCCGGTTGCGGGGAACTCATATCGCAGCCACGGCTTCGCCACGGAAACCGGGGCCGCGATGCCCTGCCCAGGCTCGCGCGGGGCGCGTTTGAATGCCGGCTGTTTGCGCCCCTTGTTGTTTATCAACCCAAGTTCGCGGCGCACCCGCGAGCGCGCCGCGTCTAGCGTAATCGCGCCGTTTGATTTCTCGACCAGCGCCCGCGCGAGCGATCGCGCCGGATGGTCAGGGTAGCGAGCGATGATGCGTTGCGCAATTCGCGCGATCGGGTCGAGTGGCATTTAATCCTCTTGATCGTCAGGCTGCCGGAAGCGGTAGGCGTGAATGACCGCGGAAAGTTCGTCCGCGGATTCCGAAACCACGGATTCGGAGAAATCAGGCCACCGCGCGTGTATCCATTCGTGTAGCAACACGTTTAGGAAATCTTCGCCGTGGAGTTTGCTCGACACGCGGATAGTGCGCGTGTTGTAGTCACAATCGCCGTGTATCGTTTTTGGTACGCGGCAATGGCGAATCGTCCAGCGCTCGCCGTTAACGTAGATCGTCCGCGCGCTAGCCATGCCGCGGTTATACGGGGCCGCGGAGGGGTTCCGGCCGGTCTAGTGCGAGCCGAAATAGAAGTGCTGCGCGGCCCTCGCGGCATCCCTGACCGCATATTGCGCACGGTTCCCGGCCTCCGTAAGCCACCGCTTTCGGGCGGCGCAGCCGCAGCCCCCCGGCCTGCCGGCCGTTCGCGTCCATTTCTCGACGCGCTCTTGCGTGATGCCGATCGCGGTAAGCCCGCGCTCCACCAGCGCGCCAACGTCAATCGGCCTCCAATCGTCAGTTTTCGGCCGCGGGTAGGCAGGGTGGTCAACGTCAACGAGCCAGCGGTCGCCGTCCTGCTCGACCACGCACGGCATCACCTCCGCGAGCGTATAGCCACGCTGCTCGCACCGCGCTTCAAGGTGCTTTCGGTGGCAGCGAATCACGGCAGCACCGAGAAGGTGAAAGTCGGCTTCCCTGGGTCTTGGCAGACAGCATCCTCGGTCATGTATTTCCCTTCTGGGTCGTAGTTTTCTAACCACCACGCACCCGGCCCCCATGTGCTAAATACGGCATCACCTAGTTCAATGCTGATCGGGGTCATGGTTTCTTCGTCATGCACGATACGAAGTATCGGATAGCACCATAAGCATTGGCGGTATGTGTTGTTCCAGTTTCCGCCGAACCCGACCATCCGCTCAATCGTGCCACACACAAAAGAACCGTCTTGAAACCATCCCGGCTGATTGTTCCATTCCCATCCGCATGTATCAGTGCGAACAATGCGAAGGGTGACGCTAGGCAAGGCGTGGTATTCGAAGCATCGTCCACCTACCGACGCAAATATATCCTTCCAGTCCTCGCACCACTGCCCGGTGGTATCTACTTGTCCACCAATGGAAACGGACGAACTCCATCCACACCCACTACCGGAGTCTGCGCTGCTTGAAGAAAAGGCTCCCCAGGTGACTTCGGCGTAAAGGGCATTCATGTCTTCGGCCGAAATCCGCCTACATGCGTCCACTTCCTCGTATTCGCCGCCGCTTTGAACGTGCGCCGTCGCGCCGTCTGTCGATTGCGTTGCAGGATGTGACCAAGCCGGAACTGGCAAGCCGTTTGCCGTGATGTCAATTTCGGAGCAATCCTGTACGTTCTCCGATGCTACGAAGTAGCCATAGGCCGCATGATACAAATAACCGCCACCCAGCGGCAGATTCCCCTGCCCGCGTTGATGCAAATACAGATTGATGGTCATTGGTTCATCCGGCCCGCGATACTGCACTAGCACGGCTTCGGCTTCCAACGCGCAACTGTCGATGTTGGCGCATGTGTATCCGTAGGTACATTCGTCAGGCGAACCTGCCATCGGGAAGAACCCGTAGATCGAAGCCGACCAGTATGTGTATTTCCGCTTCACGACGATGGATCGGCCGTTGAACCTGTTGAGGCAACTCTCAAACACTTCGTGCGCCAGATAACCGTCGCCGCCTTCATCTACGTTGACCCCCGTGATCTGCCCAAACGTCTCGCTCTCTGGATCGTCATCGACCACACCAGACAGAACTGCCCCACTCCCGTTGCTTGGGGCAATGTTAGAGGCGCTTGCAGTGACCTCCGCAACATATGGCGGTTCGTCCGCATCTTCGCGGTAGTAAGAGCCGCCTTCATCGATATCGACACTATCCGCCTCGCCGGAATCCCCGTAGTAGATGCCGCCGTTAGTAACCTCGACAGCGGTGATTGGGCCTCCCTTTAGATACTCGCCGCCGCTCCATAGCGTGATTGACAGAATGGCGCCGGAAGCATCAACGGATTCAACCCATGCGAAGCACGAATACCGAGTTATACCATCATCCGCTATTACATCGACCGTATTGTAGACCTCGTATCCGCTGCCTGCATCTTCAATGGTGATCGCGGAAACCTCCCACGCATCCGATCCATCGTAGGACACAACCGGCGCCAGCGTGATCGACAGCGCGGCGCCCGTTCCTGCGGTGGTCGAAACGGAAGCCGAAACGGTGGGTTCCGCGTGCGCGGCTTTCACGAAGAAATCAGCCGGCCCCACGGTTATCGTGTTCGTGGATGGAGTGAGCGTGGCAACGTCGCCCGTAACGTACAAATCTCCAGCGGTATCAACGGTGACGCTATCGACGCGCCATTGCGGTGGATCGCCTGGGATAGCGTCAAACGATACGCTTATCATCGCGCCTGTGCCTTGCTCCGAACTCACCTCAATCGTTGCTTCCGGCTCAAGGCGAACTGTTTGCAGCCGCGCCACCGCGGCCGATTGTTCCGAATCGCCCTCCGCAGCCGAAAAGGTGATAGATTGATTGTCAACATACCCCGAGCCACCGGTCACCACAGAAACCTTGGAAACTTTCCAATAGTCAAGGTTGCAAGAGTCCTTTGCCGCCGCGAGCGTTATGGATAACTCCGCGCCGCTGCCGCCGTCTGCGGTCGCTGTGACGGTGGGAATCACGCGCCCCAGCCTCGCGTAGCCGCTGCCGCCGTTTGTGACCGTTGCGGCCGTAATGGGGCCGCGGTCATTTTCATAGTCGCTGGCCGGCGCTGACTGCACCGGCGCCGCGGCGTGTCCGGCGGCACCACTGCCGTAGCAAGACGAGAAAGAAAGCGTGACAAGCGGCGGGCCGAGCGTCGTTGACGGGATGCCCGAAATGGCAACGGTCAACGTTTCCGGCAGCGTTCCCTCGGCGCATTGCCCGCACGCGCCGCAGCACGCGCTACACTCCGAACCCAGCATAAATCCAAAGGGGTACATCCCCGCGGCCAGTGCGACCACAAGCCAAAGCGGAACCGCGGTTGGATCGGCCGCAATTGCGGCCAGCATTTCGATTAGCATTCCGCCGCCACTAGATGCCATGTGCCGTCGATGTTCGCGCACGCCACCCAGCGTGGCGCCGTTGTCGTGACGGTGGCGAAACGGTTAATCGCTTCGAACGTAGGATCAGAATCCTCGTCTTCGTATTCCGTGCCGTCGCCGTTGTATCGCGTGACTGTCTTTGTCGATCCCTTGGCCCATGTGCTTAAAATCTTGCCCAGCCGGATGCCCTGCGGAACGTGCGAAACGCGCGAAGACAGCATGACCAGCGCCCATTTTCCGGCGCCGGTTCCCGATTGTTTCCAGATGATTGGATACCCAACGGAGCCGGAAGTCTTCATTTCCGCGACTTCGTTGTATTTCGTTGTCGCGAGCGTATGCGAGGCCGATTTGATATCGATCCGCGCTTGCACAACGCCAGACACGGCGACCATGCCAACGCTGCCGGCGGGGATGGGCTGGATGGCAATTACGGCAATCGTTTCTTCGCCATACGGCAAGTCGCCGCGAATCACGGGCTGCGATTGAAATTGCAACGTTTCGGCATCGCTTGCCGTTGATGTAGGCTCAATCTCCAAACTCTCTATTGCTAGCACTCCGTACCGCGGAACATCTTCCGCCGAATTGTTTTTGCATGGCAGCACAACATAGGGAGCGATCGCCGTCCGCGGCCCCGCCGCATTCATCCCAGCGCCTGCGCCAAGAACAATATCGGCGGCATCCTGCGCGCGGTTCCACGCGCGCGCCGAAATGGCCGACTCCAACGGCTGCCCCGGCTCAATGCGTCCGTTTGGCGCCGCCATTAGTTCGTGCCGATTCCCAATTTAGAAAAATCGCCGTCGCGGTAAACCTTGTTTACATAAACATGGCGCGGCTTTTTGATGAGTGTTTTTTGTGATACGTCGGCTTCGTACCGCACCCACATATATTCGTGGCCTTTTTTCTCTATGTCTGCAATATCGCCAATCGACAGCGCCGGCAGCGTGGCGCCCGATCCGGCGTTTGGGGATGCGATAAACTTAAACGCGAGCGACCAAGGCCCATCCCCTTTTTTTTCGTCCCATTCCTGTTGCCCGCTGCACCCCACAAAAAGCACCTCGCCGGCTGCGAACGTGCGGAACGCGGATTCATTCGTCGTTCCGGTGAGGGAAGCCACGGTCTTGATCCACTCCGCTGTAACGTATTGCGCCGGAACATCGTAGGTTTCAGACCATTGCAGCGCCGGCACCACGATATCGACGCCGCCTACGCGCTCATCGTCAACGCCGATTGCCTTTTTCTGATCGGGCGCGTTCGTGCCGAACCGCGATTCCGAAATGGCTTGCGTGATGTGATGCGTGCCGCCGCCCGTGTCGAATGAGCGGGCGCGCTTCAGCGGCTCCGGTTCGTTGTCATCGTCCGCACCTTTCTTTTCATAATTGATGGTCAGTTGCCAGCACTGATCCCCCAAATACGAAAGCGTGTACGATTCGACCGTGCATTGCGCCGTGGAGTATGGGTATTGCCAATAATAGAGGCTATCCATCACGGTCTGCGAAACGTCGGCATGGACAACCTGATCATCGTCGCTACCGAAAATCTTGAACGACTTCGTATAGGAAGCCGTTCCGCGCGTGCCGGCGCGCACGATGGTCGCCGCGCGGCTTGCCTTGTCTTCGATCCAGGTTAATCCCGGCATTATTCTCCCACCTTTGGCTTCTTGGGATCGCGGGTATTCTTCGCGGTTTCCTCCGTGGCCTTTGCGATCCGCTCTTGCAGCGTTGACCCGAAGCCCATGCCGGCCGCGGCGACCGCGGAGAATGTGCCGGCAACCTCGCTTTTAGATTTCATCGAATCATTGCCCGCAGCCTGCGCGCCGTCTTCGGTCGCCTTCCGCGTGGCCTCCGCGTTGTCTTGCTCGCGCGCCGCGATTTCCTCCTGCTTGATTCCAAGTTGTTCCTGCATCCGCAGAAACTCCTCCTCCGTGAGCCGGCCGGCGGCGTTCAATGCGTGGAGTTGTGCGGCGAGGTCGTGCAATTCGTCCATCGTCTGCGCGGAGCCGATGCCTTGCTCTAGTTCCGCGGCTTGCTCGCGCTGGACGCGGTTTTCCTTGCCGGCCCGCGTCTTTTGGTCAAGGTTGCTTTCCGCGGCAACCGTAGCCGCGCGGCGCTCATCCGCGCGGCGCTGATTCTCGCGCTCGCGGTCTGCCTTCGTTTGCTCCGCGCCGGCAGCCATTGCGCCCTGACGCTGCGCGGCTTCGGCTTTCATTTGGTCGCCTTGCTCGCGGGCTGCGCGTTGCCGGCCCTCAATCCCAGGCCGCGACTGCGCCCGCTGCTCCGCGCGGGCTTCGTTTTCGTTGTCGATCGCCTTGATGCGCTCTTCGGTATCCTTCGCGCCGGTAATGAAACCTTGAACGCGAATCCAGGCTTTTTGCACGCTGGCGACAAGCCAATCAAACGTCGCCATTACCGTGTTGGCGATGTTGTCAAAAACGCCAATGATCGCGGCGCCGATTTGCGTTGTGGCAAGCGTTGTCCACATTTGATCCCAAAGGATCGCGATATTCGTTCCTAAATCCGTGAACACGTTTTGCAGCGCGGTAATCCACGGATCGACATAGGACATGATCGCTTCGACGCCGCGCAGCCATCCGGCGACAAGCCCAGCCCAAAGGATATCCATCGCGCCGGATAGGTCGCCCGCGGTGATCGCTTCGTAGATGCCGCCGAAAGTTTTCGTGGCCGTGCTGTAAAGATCACCCATCACTACCGCGCCATCGGCCACGGCGGCATTAAACCCCGTCCCTAGCGCGGAGGCGGCTTGCCCGACAAGATCACCAACCGGCGCGAGCGCCGATCGAATCTGCCCGCCGAAGTTGTAGACCAGCGCCCCGGCGCCAGCGATGGCGGCGCCGATCGCGAGGATGGGCGCCGCGGGCGCCAGCCACGCCGCAGCCACCGCGGCGGCGCTGGCAACCGATCCGGCGACCACTCGCGCGGCCCCGGCCAGATAGCCCCCGAATGCGGAAGCCGCCGCCCCGGCAAACGCTGCCAGCCCCGGCATTCCGCCGGCTACCCAGGCTGCCGCGATCCTGGCCGCATTAGCGACGGTTGCAGCCGCCGCGGCTGCCGTCTGGGCAATGTATCGCCCTAGGGACGCTGCGGCCTGCACAGCGAAAGCGGTGAGCGCTGGGAAGGTTTTCGCCAGCCATGCCCCGGCGATAGCCGCGGCCCCGCTGACGGTTGCCCCGACAGCGGCGACAACCTCGCCAACGTAGACCGCAAGCGACGTTCCGGCAGCCGCCACGGTCGCGGCCACGGCGCGGGCGACGGTCGCGGCCCACGCGGCAGCCATCCGCGCGGCCCCGGTGACGGTCGCGGCCACCGCGGTAGCCACGGATGCCGCGTAGCGGCGGATGCCTGCGGTCGATTCGACCGCGAAGCGGGCGACGGCGGTTCCCGCCTCGCGGCCAATGGCAACGCCCATCGCGACGAACTCCGCAGCCGCGCGGCGAGCCGGCCCCGTGAGCCGCGCAAGGTCGCTGGCAAGCGCGGAGCCGAAACCGCCAATGCCGCCGATTGCGTTCCTCAACAGCGCGATAGATGCAATCTGCCCGCGAACCCCGCGAGCGAAGGCGACGAAAAACCCGCTGCCGGCAGCGGTGGCGCGACCAAAGCCGGTGACGAACGCGGGGAAGGCTGCCGCCGCGGTGGATGCCGCAAGCGCGCCGAACGTCCGCAGCGCGTTGACGCCTGCGGCCCCAAACGCGAGCGAAGCCCGCACGGCAGAACCCATTGCCGCCGCCATCGATCCCAGCGCGCTCGCGGCCCCGGTTGCGGCGGAAATCATCTTGCCACCCAGCCCAACGGCAACCCCGGCGAGCGATACGGCAGCGGATGCCGCCGCGGTCGCGAGGCTGGACGCGAGGCCCACAAGCAAGCCCACCGGCGCTAGCACCGCTTTTGCAGCCCCCAGCACGCCACCCAGGCCAAACGCCACCGTTTGCAGCACTACCCCCAGCCCCACCAGCGCCCCGCCGGCAGCGACCGCGCCAAAGGCTACGTTTGAAAGCGTGGCAACTAGCGCCGCGTTTTTCGTGGCGAAATTGGTAATGGCATTAATCAATCCCAGGATCGGCGGCAGCGTCGATTGAATGCCGCCCGCGAGCGCGTCGGAAATGGCAATCGCTAGCCGCTCCATAGCGGCGGAAATCTTCATACCAGCGCCGGAAAGGCCGCTCATCAGCGCCTGGAACTTTTGCGATACGGGCATTGCGTTGCCCATCGCATCGGTCATCGATTCGAAGCCTTCGACGCCAACCCGCGTAAAGATTTCCGCAGCGCGAATCGCATCCTGACCAAACACGCGGCGAAAGATATCGTCGCGCAGTGTTTTGTCCATATCGCGCGTGGCGTCGGATATGGTGCGAATAATGTCCACCATCGGTTTCATCGTTCCATCCGCATTGCGGAACGACATAACCGATAGGCCCATTTCCGCCAGCGCTTCCTGCGCTTCGTCTACCGGCGCCTTCAATCGCAAAAGCATTGTCTTTAGCGATGTGCCGGCGTCACTGCCCTTAACGCCATTATTCGACAGCACGGCAAGCGCGGCGGAAACGTCGCCAATCGATTGATTCGACTGCGCCGCCACGGCGGCGACCATCGAAAACGATTCGGCCATTTTCGCAATCGATGTGCTGGACGAATCCGCCGCGGCGCTCAACGTGTTCGCGGCGGTTTCCGCCGACACGCCAAAAACGGTCATCGCGTCAGACATGACCACCGCAGCGGTCGCAACGTCTAATTCGCCAACCTTGGCAAACTCAATCGCGGATTTTCCGGCGCCGCCAAGAACGTCGCCTAGGCTCATGCCAGCCTTTAGCAACTCCAGCATTCCCTGCGTGGCCTGCGTTGGGCCAACGCCGAGCGCCTGCGACATTTGCATAGCCGCAGCGCGAACCGCATCCAGTTCCGCCGCGGTGGCGCCGGTCGATGCGCGGATCGCCAACAGCGTATCTTGAAACTTCGTGCCGGCCGCGATGCTCGCCACGAACGGCGCCGCCAGCCCAACACCGGCGCCGCCTAGGCGCGCGCCTATCGATGATAGGTCGCGGCCTAGGCCGGCAATCCGTGCGTTAATCTTCTTCAGCGCGCCGAAAAACTTCGAAGGATCGGCGCCGATTTCGACATAGACTTGCCCGCTGCGTACCTTCGAACTGCTCATACGAACTTAGCCCAATCGGGGCCGAAAAGCCGCTTCAAGTCTTCTGGCGTGGCTTGCTTTGGCTTCGGCTTTTTGATGAACGGATGAAACTTCGAAGGCTCCGCGGTTGGTTTACTCTGCGGCTTGTTGGCGTTGTAGAACTGCGCCAACAGGTTTGCCGTATGCCACCAATCGCTTTCTAGGCGGGCATCCCTTGCGGCGAATAGTTGTCGGATTGTCCATTCACCGGGATGGCATCCGATGATGCCGGCAGATTCCCAGACGGCATCCCAGATGGTGCGGCGAGGCTTTCCGCCGTCGCTTCGTTTACCTGCGCCTCCGCGCGGCCCAACATTTCGGCGCTCACTTCGTCCATCTTCGCGCCGATCAGCCGAACCATCTTTCGGAGGCGCTGCGGGAAAAAATCGGCTAACTCGCTTTCAAGCGCCCGCGTTGCGCTCTCCAGCGAATCACCGCGCAGCCCGTCTAGAAATTGCTCTTTCGTCAGCCCTTTTTCCGCAACCTGTGCGATGAGGATTGCATAAAGCACTTCGCCCGCTTTCACGAACTGGCTGCGCAGGATTTGGAACGTCTGGCCGATCGTGGAAACGTCGCCAATATCGAACGGCACTTGCACGCGAACGCGCTTGATCGTGCCGTCTTCCTGCGGCTGTTCCTCCACCGTGTCGATGCTGACCATATCGCGGACACGCAGCGCGGCGCCGATCGTCAGCGCCAGCCGCCACGGTCGCCCCTCATCATCGCGGAACTCAATCACGATCTACCCTCCGTGCAAATGGTGCGGACTAGAAAATCTGCCGCCCCAATTTTGCTTCGACCGTGAAGGTTGCTACCCCGTCTATGGGATCGGTTTCGGAAACCGAAGTGACAATGGCGGGAAAAGACCATCCGCCGGCGCCGCCGGAAACAGTCAACAGCGTCCCATCCTTCAGCGCGTCAAACGCGCCCCCCAGGTCGCTGCTATCGTTGAACTCAATGGAAACGGACGCATCCCAGCCGACAGAGTAGACGGCAGCCTCGCGGCTGCCGAACTCCTCAATTTCGATTGTTCGCGCCGTGCCGCTAAACGTGACACTGCGAGCGCTGGCAACGGTTCCACCGCATGAAACGGTGCAATCTTTGCCGAGCGTAATCGCCACGTTATCAGCCTTCCTTGATCGTCAGCGTATAGGTCACAGCGCCATCGACGCTGATATTCTCGCTCACGCTCATTACGGAAAACTGGCCGCTCGTTGCTTGCGCCTGAAGGCTAGTGATAACCCCCGTTGCGTCGTGGCATTCGACTTCCCACGTTCGCGTAGTAAACCCAGCCATGTTTGCTTTGTAGCCGGGGGCGCCGGTCGAGCCGCCGCAGTTGTCGCGATTCGTCACATCGACAACTTCTTGATCTTCTGTGTAAGAAGCACTGATGATGCCGGCGCCAAACGGCGGCGCCGATCCATCCTTACCGAGCGCAATAGCCATGCGGCATATCCTCTATGTGGTGCGGGGTTGCTTGATTACTGAATCGCGCGAGCGGCCGAAACCGTATAGGTTTTTATGCCGTCGATCGGATCGTCAGACTTCACGGAAGTGACGATGAAATCAGCGGAGCCGGTTTCGGTTCCGCCGAGCGTGAACGTGTCGCCGGCCTCGACGCCGGGATCGTCCACGCATTCGACTTCGCAAGTCTGCTCAATGAGCGCCTTGCGAAAGCGCCGCGAAGTGTCGCCAAACTTGGTTACGTCTACTTCGCTTGCGGTGTTCGTAACCGTGCAACTGCGGGCATTGCTAATGCCCGTAACGGTCACATCTTTTCCCAGCAAAATCGTCGCGGAAGGCATATTGAAAATGCTCCTGGGGCAATACCGCGAGCCTATCGCGGCTGGAGCAATCCGCGCGGGTCTATGGTCAGACCGCGCGTACCTTGTCGCGGAAATACTGCGGCAGTTTGGCGAGCGCCTTTTGCACGCTCGCGCTCCCCATGTAGGGCCGCGCCGGGTATCGCGCCTGCTTGGAAATGCTGGTACGTTCCCAGTTCCGCGAACGAAATCCGCGGCTAGTCCATAGCAGCGATCCAACGTGCAATTGCCCATTGGCCCGCCGCGCGATCGCGCGGCCTTTGCGCCGGCGCTCGCGTGCCATGTAGGCCGCACGCACGTTGATGCGGTAAGCGGTGAGCGTCAGCGTGCCGCCGAACTCATGGAGTTGATTGAGCCACGCGGCTTTTTCCGGCCCGATCACTACGCTTTTTGTGGAGCGATCGTAGTAGTCGCGAACGTCGCGATATAGCCAGCGTTTCGGCTCCCACGATTTCGCCGGCTGCCCAGCCGCCCGCGGCTTGCCGCTGCCGTAGGGGGTGATATCTTGATAAAGCCCGCCGACGAACTCGACTAATCGGCCTTGCTTGCTGGCCTTTTTCCATGTCTTCGTTTTCTTTGGCGCCCTTTGGCCTATCGCGCGCTTTGTCGCCTCGCGCACATCGTGGCCGGCTTTGTTCAACGCGCGGAACTGCATTTCTCCCAGCGTGCGGCGCACGCTGGCAACGTCGAAATACCCGCGGCGCATGCGGAACCGCATCGCGAGCCGCGCTTGATATTCGGCCGACTGAACGCGAGCCACGCTAGGTTTCCGTAGTGCAGACGCGGTAGGTCGCGCTGATCACGGCGCGCCATACGTTGCGCTCATCTAGGGCATCGTCAGGATTGATTTCGATGGAAACCGAAATAGGCGAGGTTACGCCATAGGGCCACGGCGATTGCCAGTTGTGCGCCCGCACAAGCGCCAGGATTTCTTCGGCTAGGTCGAGCATCCCGTCCGCGTCCGCGTCCGCTGTAACGTGGCGCCCTAGGAACACGTTCGCCGTGTAATCGGTTTGATGCTGCGTGCGCCCGATCCGCTCCGATTGGATGCCGCCGGGGGTGACGAAGACGATCGGATGCGTCATATCCTCCGCGGACACGGCAGCCCAGTTCCGGCGCTGTACCGTAGTGCTGGCAATCTCCATTGCCGTTCCGGTCAGCGAGCCGGCGAGCGCGTCACAGATCGCGAGGAGTGGGGAAGCCATTCGTTATTCCTCCACGCTTTCCGCCGGCAGCAACGCCAGCGCATCCGCCCACGGGATCACCTCGACCGCGGGCAGCAAAACCGACCGATCGGCCGCGGCCCACATTCCGTGCAGCAATCCGCCTTCGCCCACTTCCGTTAAAACGTCGCCGCAGAGCATGAGCCGGCCGTCGATGAGCGTCCGCGGCATCGGAACGCAATTCGTATTGCCATGCTCCGCGTGCAGTTCCGCGAGCCGGGCGGCGAGCGATTGAGTGAGTTGCGCGATCATTTGCTTGCCGCCGAGGTGTGTGACGCGACTTATCGCACCGGCTGCGGCCTGACAAACAGAGCCTCCAGCCCCGCCTTCACATCACTGCCCAGCAACTCCAGCACGCGGGCTTCAACCTGCGACTGCGTGTAGTCGCCAGCCGTGTCGTAGGCGGCGCCTTCCCACAGGGCGATTGCCTGCGGGCAGGGCCGAATCCGCGCCACGCAGGTCTTCGTCTTCGCGTTGTCGATGATCGTCACATCTATTTCGGTCAGCGTGATTGGCTGAAACGTGCGAACCTCGCCGCTGGCGCGGGTGATCGCTGGAGGCTGAATGGTGACGGGCTGGGACAGATTCATGTCAGATAACTCCCAGAATAGAGGAACCGTTGATACCTAACTGCGCTCGGGAAAAGGTGAACGTGCCATTTGTGATGCTATTTGTGAGTCCGGCGGTAGCCATCACAGGATCGCCATAGATTGTGAGACCGCCGTTGAACGAGCCGCCAGAACGAACGTCCGAACGATCGTAGAACTCCGCGAAGCCGCTGACGGAGCCGCCAGTGAAGTACGAGTTGTCGAAGAACTTCGTATCGGCTCCGTTGAAGGTGCCGTAGCCTTGAGAGTTGTCGTAGAACGTCGCGTTGCCATTGACGGTGGCGCTGTAGTTTTGCGAGTAGTCATTGAATGTCGCGTTGTTAGTGATGGTGCCGCCGTTCTCGTTGGTCGAATACTCATAGAATGTCGCGCTGCCGAGAGTGCCGTTGTTTGACGCAGTGCCGTAGAATGTGGCGCTGCCGTTGACGGTGCCGCTATAAAAGTTGTCAGCATCTATGTAAAACGTGGCGTCTCCGAGGACGGTGCCGTAGTTGCCGGTCGCACCGGTGTGGAACGTCGCGTTGATATCGACGATGCCGTAGTTTTTTGCATCACCGTAGAACGCGGCGCCGCCCCAGACGGTGCCGTTGTTGTCGCCGTAGAACGTCGCGCTTCCGCTAACCGTGCCGTTGTTGGCTGAATTGTGGCCGTTGAACGTCGCGTCTCCGCTGACGGTGCCGTTG